ATGTAACCTTTTCAATTAAACTCTTAAGCATTTTATTCTTTGATTCTATATCAAGGCTCCAATAGTTATCAAGTAGCTCTTCGCAACGCGGGATAAAATCTGACTGTTGTTTTATAGTGTTCTCGTCATGTTTGATTTCTTCTTTTAATTTTTCTATAGTATCGGAGCATGACTGGATAGATGCGGCTATTGTTTTGGCACGTTCAAGAAAAACCTCTGTGGTGTATATGCCTTGTTCAAGCAGATCATATTGTTTTGCTTTCTGAGAGTTTAAGCTTTCCAGCTCGTTTTCTTTTTCATGTATGAGATTCTGCTTAGAAGTTATTCCGCAATCAATAGCCTTTGAAGATGTATTAATATCATTGTTTAACTTATATTCCTCCACAATCTCCCTAATTCCATCAAGCACAGATTTTTCAACCAGAGACAACTTGCTACTTACTGTGGGGCAAGACGTATATGGACACATGAGGGTATCTTCCTGCCCACGCTTTTGATAAGGGCGGCGAACCATGGCGCGACCACACTTGCTGCAATAGACAATTCCGGCAAGTGGATTACGAATAGAGTTTGCTATACTAACTGGGCGAGGTGGGTTCTTTTTTCGTATTTCCTGTACGGAGTCAAACAGGTCCTCCGATATAATAGCCGGATGTAATCCATCGCAAATAAGAGTATCTTTTGATCGAGGGCGTGTCTTAATTACCTGGCCATTTTGTATAGTTTTTACTGTTTTTCTCCCATTCCATCGGATTTTCCCGATGTATACCGGATTTGTTAGAATTCCCTGTATACTGGCAGGAGTCCAGTCACCGCCTAGTGCAGTTTCTATCCCCATTTCATTTAATTTCCGTGCAATCTTCGCAACTCCAATTTGTTCGCAGCCATCACCGGCATACCAGGTGTAGATCATTTTTACAATCTCAGATTGAGCCGGAACAGGTCTGAGAGTATAGCCTTTTTCTTTTTCAAGTTTTACTCTTTCGTATCCGTAAGGTGGTTTGTTACCACAGTATTTCCCTTCTTTTACTGATGAGATCCTTCCGGCGTTCAGTCGGCGCTTGATGGTTTTATATTCTCTTCGGCTCATAAATAGTCCAAACTCAAAATACTCTTCATCAAATTCGTTGTTTGGATCATATATTTTTGTTGGGGTAATAATTTTCGTATCAGAATACTGGAAAGCCCTGGATACAATACCCTGGTCAATTGTATCACCTCTGGCAAGACGTTCTACTTCCACAACCAGAACTCCATCCCACATGCCGGATTCTACTTCGTGAAGGAGTTGCTGCATAACAGGGCGGTCGGCGATAGTTTCTCCAGATACCACTTCGCGGTAAATTGCGCCCACAATGTACTCTTTTTTCTTTGCAAGATCTAACAAGATCCGTTCATGTCTAGCAAGAGTTTCACCCTCTCCGTGTGCTTCAGCTTCCCGATCGGCTCTGGATTTCCTTAAATAGATACATACTGATTCATTCATTTTATCATTCTCCTTTTTTACTTGTGCGATAATCCAGGAGATGATATAATTATGGTGTAGGTAAGATTTTCTCCGAGATTATCTTATTTATTAAACCGGTTCCTGTTGGTCGCAGGAGTCGGTTTTTTGTGTAAAAATATAATAACATGCAACAAAACATAAGTAAATATAAAAGCTTTCAACAAAAATCCATCTATCTTTTTTCTGACTGCAATAGTATAATATAATCAAAACAAAGGGAGGAAAGTTAACATGAAAAAGATAAGAAAATGTTTACTATTAATTATGCTTCTGGCTGGAATCAGCGTAGCGGCTCCTGTATATGCGTCCAGGATCAATGTATCAATGGGAACTACAGAAGAGGGGGATTTTGTAACAAACAATGACATCATGGAGTATAGTGGAAGAGTTGTCGCGAGAAACATGTATATTGGGGATAATGCCACTTATACATTTTACGGTGATTTAACTGTTAAGGGCAATTTGTATATTCTCGGAAGTTTTTATAATTACGGAACAATTAATGTATCTGGTAATGTTTATTGCCGTAACTATTACAATAATAATGTTCTGGAAAAAAGAGCATCACATATGGTTGATGGACAAGTTGTATATTATCCAAGAGGAAATTTTTATAATAAAGGAATTGTGCATTCTAAAAGTGTAGAGGTTGCTGATCTGTACGATGTAAAAGTTCCAGTACCTACTGTAAGCGGATGCACAATCGGACAGCATGAGCCGGGACCAGCTGCAACATGTACCACGCCACAGAAATGTACAGAATGTGGAAAAGTTTTAAAATCAGCACTTGGACATAAACCAGGAGCTAAAGCAACATGTACAAAACCTCAAAAGTGTACGGTGTGTGGAGCTATTCTTGTTAAGAGCGGAGATCACACTCCTGGAACAGAAGCAACCTGTACAGAATCACAGAAATGCATTGAATGTGGACAGGTCTTAGCGCAAGCATTAGGGCATAAATGGAGTGATTGGGAAACTGAAAAAACAGCAACCATAATGTCCAGATCAGAGATGGCTAGATATTGTTTGAGGTGCGGATCACGAGATGTTAAGTACGGAGATATTTTATCACCAACAGGAAGTGCTAATTATAAAAGTGTTATTCTGCAAAAAGGAAAAAGTACAGCTGCAGTAAAAATTACTGGTATGGCAAAAGGAGATTATTTAAAATCGGTTATTCCTAAAAATAAAAAGCTCGTAAAAATCAGCAACATCAAACAGGATGGAACATTTAAAATAACAGCTCTGAAGAAAACAGGAAAGACTACTCTTACAGCAACACTAGCAAGCGGATTTACTGTAAATATTAATCTTACCGTACAGAGCAAGGCGGTAAAAACTACTAAATTGATGGTAAATAAAACAGTGGTTAATCTGGTAAAAGGAAAAAGTTTTACTTTAAAGGCAAGTAAGACTCCATTTAATGCAGCTGATAAGATTAGTTTCAAATCATCTAATAAAAAGATTGCAACTGTAAATAAAAAAGGCAAAGTAGTTGCTAAAAAGAAAGGAACGGCTTACATCACTGTAAAAGCCGGGAAAATCAGTAAAAAAGTAAAAGTCGTTGTAAAAAATAAATCTTATAACAATAGTGATTTTATATCTTAAAAAAATGGAACTGGGGACTTAGCTCCTCAGTTCTTTTTTGGTTGGGAAATGTAGAATTTTCTCGATTTTCGTCAAATACAGCATTAATGTAAGAAAATTTGTGCAAGATTGAGATATTGTATAATTGTTATATTGAGAGTATAATATAAACTAATTTTGGAGGGATTTTATGAAAGGAATAAAAAAGCTTGTTATATTTTTTCTGTTTGGGATAATGCTCACATTTTCTGTACGTGCGCCGCTATGCGAGAGCATTGATCCAACAGATTCCGAAGTGATTATTAAGACAAGTGCCAATAATCAATACGTAATACATAATTATACACAGGCGGTTGTATCTGAAGCAGAGCAGCAGCCATTTGTTGTGAAGAAAATCAACAATATTTCTGCGGAATGCAAATGCCATTTCTTTTTCAATCGTTCAAGGCAAAGGGAGGGCGCACTTTTTAAGCAGAGGGCGAGAAGTATGATCAGTCCGTTCTATATCGCTAAAAAGAGGGTATAATGAAATAAAAGAGAACAAATGTTCTTATTGTGCGATATTGGGAGGGACGGAAAATGGATTACAAGAAGGAAATTATTGAAATGATACAAAAGATAGATAGTGAAAAGTTTATGAAGTTTTTGTATAACATGATTATTTCATTTAAAAAACAATGGGGCTATTAAAAAAGCAGGGAGATTAATCCCTGCTCTTTTTGTAAAGAAATTCAATCATGTCGAAAACACTCTTTTTATCAGTGTCACTTAGTTCAAGCAGCAGCTTAACATGCTCTACAGATATTGTGTCAGTCATAAGTTTTGGGATGAAATCTGTTTCGGTTTCTAAATTATCTTCCCATCCCATTAAATATGCTGGAGTAGTGCAGAGTGCATCTGCTAATGGCTTTGCATATTCTGCCGGAACCTTATCAATATCTCCCTTTTCATATCTAAATATAGTAGATCTCGATACGCCCAACTTTTCAGCAAGCTCATCAGCACTCATGCCAAGCTGTTTTCTTCTCTTTTTTATTTGTTCGCCAGTTTTCGACATTTGGTACACCTCCTTTCTGAAATATATAATACCACCAATGTTGCGAAAATGCAACAAAAATAATTGCAAAAATGCGATTTTTTATATTGACAAATGCGACTACGAGAGGTAATATATAATCACAAAGTCGCAATAATGCTACTGGAAAGGAGGTAAAACTTGTGATTGTAAATATAGCAAGACTTAAAGGTAAAATTGTTGAGCATGGAAATACGCAAGAAGCTGTTGCAAGCGCAATTGGTATGGACAGAAGTACTTTTTACCGCAAGCTGAAAGACGGCGGCGAGAAATTTACAATCGGTGAAATTCACGGAATTGTAAGCGCGGTTCCTTTAAGCAGGGACGAAGCAATAGACATTTTTTTTACACAGCAGTCGCAATAATGCTACTGGAAAGGAGACGAAAACATGAAATACAGTCCGCTTGGTAGTGGAAAGCTGATATCTCAAACTTTCAATGATGGTTGCTTGAAAACCACTTTTGAAAGAGAGAACGGATTGAAGTCCGAATATGAAATTTATGTAAATTGGACGAATCCGAATCAGTTAGCAGAAGTTTCATTTCAGTTGCCCTTCCGCGATTGGCAGACACTTGAAAAGTCTGAGGTTTGGAAAAATCTGGATGAATTTCTGTCGGAAGTTCAAATCGAATATATTCCGAAGTACCGCCAAGCCCAACCAATTGTAGAGGAAAAGGTTGTGTATAGAAGTCTGTTAGGTTCTTTAATTGCATTCTTTCGTGATAAATTGACTCGCCAATAGCACGCCCTTTTAAGCATGAATAATGGGTTCCGCTATACACATAAGAAATATTTACGATTGATATGGCAACTCTGGAATGATTGATGATTTCAAAATGAACAATCAGTTCATTATTATCTTTCAACTTGAAACCAATAGGAATAAACTCTATCTTTTTTCGAGATTGGAATAAGTTCCATGCAGTTCCAGCAGACCCTATTAACCCAAGCATAAAGGAAACATTTTCAAATGTAATGATTTCTTTAGCTGATTTTAAAATTGAAATGATTTGATTTATTTTAATCACCTCCCCGTACAGGGAGTATAACACGAAACGAGGATTTTTAAAATGAAATTTCCGAGATATGTATATGTGATTACTCATGTAGTCACAGGAAAGAAATATGTAGGCAGCACAAGAAATGTTAAATCCAGATTTGCAGAGCATTTAAATCTTTTAAAATCTGGCAGACATACTGTCGAACTTTTTCAATCTGATTGTGATACTTTTGGTGTCAATTTAACTTGTGAGACGATTGACACAATATCGGATTATAGTGAAAAAGAAAAAGAGCATGAATGGCAGAAAAAACTTGGGACATTAAATCCGTCAACTGGTTATAACTACAAAGATCAGAAATGGAATAACCACAAAGACTGGGCTTTAAGCCATGGGAAAAGCACTGAAAGAAGAGAAAAATGGAAAGAAATATTAGAAAACAGTTCCGAACCATGTGTTCTGATTTCTGCGTGCATCACAAATTCCTGGCTCGGCAGAAACGGATTTGCAAAAGAATTAGGAATTTCCATAAAAGAGCTGAAAGAAATTGAATCCTATAAAAAAGAACCAACAATCAACCAGCTTAGAAAGATTAGTGAATTATCATCAATTCCTATGGATTATATTTATGTGCCAAATATTTTTTGATCAGGAGTAAGAAGAAAATTCTTAAAAGTAAATATAACCTAATCAAACCATATATAAGGAGGAAAACATGAAGAAATTTGAATTAACATCAGAAACCAAAATTAACATTTTCGGGAAGAAGCTTTTTCGAATCAAGGCGCTCATATCATTTGGGAATGTAGAAGCCGGAGAAACTGGCGGATGGGTAGAAAAAGAAGAAAATGTAAACCAGTCCGGCGATGCATGGGTGTTCGACAATGCAGAGGTGTTCGACAATGCAAGGGTGTCCGACAATGCATGGGTGTTCGGCAATGCAAGGGTGTCCGACAATGCAGATTACGCAACTATTCATGGATTCGGTACTCAATTCCGCACAACTACATTCTTCAGATGTAAGGACAAACAAGTTAAAGTGTCTTGCGGCTGCTTCTATGGAACAATTCCAGAGTTCCGCGAACAGGTGAAAAATACCAGAAAAGGCAAAATCGCCGAAGAATACTTGATGATTGCCGATCTCATGGAGAAACATTTTGCAGAAGAAGCAAAATAGAAGAAGCATCATAATCTATCGTAGAAAGGAGAGATTCTTATGGCAGTAATTAAAACAATTAAGAATGAATCTGGCGGGATAATCAGAATACATGATGATTACTGCAAAGACAACACGGCTGAGGACAATCAAATGATTGTCGATGAATGTTCGAGAATTATCTTGGACTATTACAGAAGAAAAGAAGCAAATTTGGCATAAGCGCCCCGGAGGGAGTCGACACCTCCACCCCGGAGCAGTAAGCCACTAAACCAACCTTAGTGGATACAGGTAAATTATAATCCTCTATCCGCTAAAAAGTCAATATTAAGCGAGAGGAAAATAACATGGAAAATAAAAAAAATGCAACAAACAACGAAAAGATTACATGGAACGATTTGGAAACAATGCTAGCTACCGAAATCGTGAAAAAAGCAAGGAGAGAGACTAAGAAGTGGTTCAGTGCATGGCTTTTGACTGCCGCGCTGTTAATCATTACTAATATCTTCTGGTATATTGCTTACAGTCTGTAATCTTTTTCTTTTTTGGAGGGAAAAAGAATGAAATCACCTAGACAAAATAGAAAGGATATCGTAGTCAGTGCGATTATTGGGATTCTGCTTACTTTTCTTCCGGTGTGGATGTGGGAGAAGAACTTGCAGCAGATCCTGGCAAGTATCGTATTCGCACTGTTTACGTATTTAGCACTGCTTTGAGAAAGGAGAATGGAAATGTTGTGGAAAATGATTAAGGAGATTATTGATCTCGGAGAACGTATTTATAATGAAACACCTGCTTATTTATCCATTGATATTAGCACTGGAACTGGATCTGTTAACATCTATATCATGGATAGAGGTTTTGAAAAGGATCATGGATATGATGGATTATACACGCTCTTATTAAGTGACGCGCAAGAAAAATTTAATCGTAGACAGTTTGAAAAAGCTAAAACTCACATGCTTAGACTTCTTGAAGAAGAGGTGAATGCTAATGATGTATGAGACATCAATGCTCAGAATGCTACCTACACTCACCCTGGCCCAGGTAATCAATGATCTTCTCCGGGAAATGCAGAGTCGAGGAGACAATATCCTTGATTATGAAAATGCGGACATGTACCTGGACAGAATCGAATATCACGCTGGAGACCGAAAGGAAGATGGAAAGATTGTTCCAGGAGAAGGCGACAGATCAGACAACCTGTATTGCTTTTTTAAGGCGGTGTAAACATGGAAGAGCGCATTAATGAGATTGTTAGATTGATTGACACCCAGCTTGCTATTGTGCCGGATAATCCGATAGAGGAATCATACAAGGCGAGAGCATTGGCGAGTTATGTACAGGCTTTAAATGGGCTTTTAACGGCCCAGAAATCATATAAGGAGGAAAGTATCAGTGAGTGAATTTGAAATCCGTATTCCGGCAAGAAAGAAGCAGCCGGCAACCGATAAGGACAACCCGGTCGTGAAAGTATCAACAGGTGCTTACAATGCACTGGTTGAAATCTATAACGAATCGACCTTATCAATGAAAGATATTGCAAGTTTGCTGATCGTTGAGGGCAGCAAGCATGTAGTTTATGACAAGGAGGAATGACTTATCGCAACACCCGTATTAATTATAGGAAAATCTGGTTCTGGCAAAAGTACCAGTCTTAGAAACTGTCAAAACAAAAACTGGAACCTTATCAGAGTATTAAACAAGCCACTTCCATTCAAGGGGAAAATTGACGGATGGTTTACAGATGATTACCAGCAGGTAATGAAGTGCCTGATCGCATCAAAAGCAGAGTCAATTGTTATTGATGATGCAGGCTATCTTATCACTAATCACTTTATGAGAGGGCATGCTTCTGCCGGAAAAGGCAATGCAGTGTTTGCTCTGTACAATGATATTGGAGACTATTTCTGGAATCTTATCCAGTTTATCGTCACGAAAGTACCGCAGGACAAGATCGTATATATGATGATGCACGAAGAAAAGGATGATTCTGGAGATGTGAAACCAAAGACCATAGGAAAGCTACTTGATGAAAAAATTTGTTTGGAAGGTCTTTTTACCATCGTTCTTCGCTGTATTGAAGAAAGCGGAAAACACTTATTTGTCACTCAGTCCAGCCAGGGAGCAGTAAGTAAGTCTCCGATCGGAATGTTTGACAGTTTAACTATTGATAATGATCTCGCAGAAGTAGACAAGATCATTAGAGACTATTACGAATTAGGAAAAGGAGAAAACAATAATGCAGAAACCAAATAGCTATGACACAACACAGGCAGCAGGAGAATTTGAACCGATTGCTCTTGGCGGACACAAGATGGTTATTAAGCAGGTATCAGAGAAAAAATCCCAGGGTGGACTTGATATGCTTGTTATCTTGTTTGATTTCGCAGAAGGAGACGAACAGGCGGGTTACTTTATGAAGCAGTTTGAGAACGATATTCGTCCAGACAAGAAATACCCGAATGCAGGCACAAACTACATGGTCATTGACGAGAGTGTAGATTATGGTGTCCGCAACCTTAAAACATTTATCACATGCGTAGAAAAGTCAAATCCGGGCTTTGCTGTTAAGTGGGGTGACAACTTCGGACAGCAGTTTAAGGGAAAACTGATCGGCGGCATCTTCCGTCTGGAGAAAGACTGGTACGACAATAAAGAAGTGAAACGCCACAAGCTTGCATGGTTCCGCAGCCTGGAAGGGATCAAAGATGCAGATATTCCAGAAGAGCGTACCACAAAAGCGTATGACGATCATCTGAAAGAAGAAGCTATCATGGGAGCGAATCCGGCAGGTACGGACTTTATGAATATTCCAGACAGCGTACAGGAAGAACTTCCATTCAATTAAAAGGATGTGTTTTTAATGGTTATACAAGTAGACACAAGGGAGCATAAATCAGAATGGGAGCGGATTCAAAAACAGTTTGACAGCCTTGAAGTACAATATTTCCGATCAAAGTTATACTGTGGAGATTATCAGTCTTTGGACAATGCAAAGCTCTGTATTGACCGCAAAAAGGATTTACAAGAGCTTGTAAATAATGTCTGCCAGCAGCATGAAAGATTCAAAGCGGAGCTGATTAGGGCACGTGAAGCAGGTATTCAGCTTGTCATTCTATGTGAACATGGAGACGACATAAAGTCAATTGGTGATGTGTATTTCTGGGAAAATCCCAGAAAGCACAAAACCATCTGGCGGACAGTAAACGGAAAGAAAGTCAAAACCGTAATATCTGAAAAAGCTATTGATGGTTGCCAATTGTACAAGTCTCTTTGCACGATCAGGGATAAATATGGAGTTCGGTTTGAATTCTGTACAAAAGAAGAGACTGGACGGCGAATCATGGAGTTGCTGTCATGACAAAAGATGAAATCAAGCAATCAGTGAAAATGTCGGAGATACTTTCCAGGTATGGACTAAAACCGAACAGAGCAGGATTTATATGTTGCCCTTTTCACAAGGAAAAGTCAGCATCCTGTAAAATCTACGATGATTCCTTTTACTGCTTCGGCTGCGGAACCGGTGGCGATGTGTTTGATTTCGTGATGCAATACGAATCCGTCCCTTTTAGCACTGCATTTATCGAGCTGGGTGGTACTTATATCTCTAAAAAAGGTAAAAGTCGTAACCAGATCAGACATGAAGTGCGAGATATCAAATTAAAAAAATGTAATCCCGCTCAGGATCCTAATGAGCTTGAGCAGGTAGAAAAGAACATACTTATGTACGAAACAGCGCTAAAAACCTTCCCTCCTGGTTCAGAAGAGTGGTATATGTGCCAGTTCAACCTTGAAAAAGAAAGAAGCAGATATGAAATATTGTCAGCTAAGGCAGGAGGTGAGAAGCATTCTTGAAAATATTGAAAATTTGCAAGCAAATGATTTTATGCAGAAGCAACTGTATGAAGAACTTTTTTCAATAAAAAGTAAAATCGACCGTTCGGAAGCTAAATTTAAGTTAATGGACAGGGCGAAGAGTGTAAGAGCAAAAAGCATAGCCGAGGAATTCATAAAAGAATTCCAGAAAGCAGAACAGGACAAGGAAAAAGAAGAAAAAGTAAATCGTTCCATGCAGTTAGTTGAAAATATCACAAACTTTTATGAGGATGATATTGGAAAAGAATATCCCAACATGGCTTGTGGCAGCTGGATAGCTACAGAAAACGGAATATTTTCTTCTGAAACATCCAAGGCGAGAGAACTTGTATGCCACCATCCAATCATGCCGATACGTCGACTGAAAAATATTGAAACAGGCGAAGAACAGATCACAGTGGCTTTTAAAAGAGATGGATACTGGACAGAAATAACTGTTCCAAAAATCGACATTGTGACTTCCAGGGCGATAACTAATCTTGCAAGGTTCGGTGTGCAGGTCAACTCGGAGAATGCAAGGCTTCTTGTGAAGTATCTGGCGGACGTTGAAATGTACAATGCCGATATGATCGACATACAGCACTCTACGAGCAAGTTAGGGTGGCATGGCAATGTATTTGTACCTTACGACCTTTCAATCGTCTTTGACGGCGAATACCGCTTTAAAACACTATTCCAGAGTATACAGGAAAGTGGAGACTACTTCAAGTGGGTGACTCTGGCTAAACAGTTACGATCGTGCGGACGATTAGAACCACGAATAGCACTGGCAGCATCTTTTGCAAGTGTGCTTGTGCAACCACTTGACGCGCTGCCATTCATTGTGGATTTCTACGGACAGACAGGCGGCGGCAAGACAGTAACGATCAACATAGCTGCATCTATCTGGGGAAACCCGTCGCCAGGATCCTACGTTGGGAATTTCCGGTCAACAGATACGTCATTGGAGACAAGGGCAGACATGCTTAATAACTTTCCGATGATCCTCGATGACTCTAAGAACGCTTCTCAATATATTCGGGACAACTACGAAACATTGATTTACAATCTCTGTTCCGGTAAAGGGAAAGGAAGATCAAATAAGGACCTCGGAGCAGCTAAGGAGAATACATGGAGTAATGTAACCATTTGCAACGGCGAGAATCCTATTTCAGAATTTGCGGATTCCGGTGGAGCAATCAACAGAATTATTGAAATTGAGTGTTGCGAGGATATTTACGAGAATCCGGCAGAGATTAACAGCACTGTAATGAAAAATTATGGCTTTGCTGGAAGAGTATTTGTTGGAAATCTAAAAAAATTTACACCAGATGAGCTGAAAGAAATGAAATCTGAGATTGAAAAGGGCTTTGATGGATATAATTTTCCGGCAAAACAGGTAATGGCTATATCTACGCTCCTACTGGCTGACAAATTAGCTACAGATTTCATATTTAAGGATGGACGTGAGCTGACAGTCGAGGACGTCGTAGATATTCCTACACGCAAGAAAGATGTATCAGAAGGTCAGAGATGCTATGAATTCATTCTTGAAAGTCTTTCCGTGTACGGGCAACACTTTGATGCACAATTCAGCTGTGATCAATGGGGATTCAGGGAAACTCCAGATGAGTATGGAGACGTATATGTATACTTTTATCCGAAACCTCTTGAAAATCTCCTAAAGAACAACGGATTCTCCAGAAAGGCCTTTTCAGCATGGGCGATTAATCGAGAATTAATTAAGCATACAGGAAAAAGGGATACGGTAATAAAAAGAGATGGGGGAAGTGTAATGAGACTTGTTGCTGTAAAGATTATTGATATAAAAGATCTTGAAGACGAACAGGAAAATGAGCATGTTGAAGCTGATTTTATACCTGCCAATACTGGAACAAGTGTTCCGTTTTCGTGATTTGTAACCATGTAACCATGTAACCCGCGGAAAAGCATGTGTATAGGGAATAAAAAAATATATAAAAAAATCATATATACATTGCAATCTCCTATAGGAAAGCCTTGGTTACATTGGTTACACGGTTACACAACTCTGAAACCCGCATAAAATAAGGGTTTGCGGTGTAACCAAGGTGGTTGAAAAGTTGGTTACACATTGGTTACAAAAATAAAATGATTACACAAATTAAAAAATAAAATTAAATTGCATGAAAATTCAGATTGTTACAATTGGTTACTAAGGCATAAGGAGTGGTTACAAAAATGGAAAAAGAGAAGCTTAATAAAAAACAGCGGTACGCATTGGACACAATGTTGTCTGGCAGTAATGTTTTCCTTACAGGAGATGCAGGAACAGGTAAAACAACGGTTATCCAAACGTTTATTGATGAGGCGGAAAAAGCTGGTAAAAGTGTTCTGGTATCTGCTGCTACCGGAATAGCTGCGGACAATATCGGATACGGAGCGACTACCGTGCATCGTGCATTGAATATCTCAATCAAATTTGAGGACTACAAGAAAAAAGTGAAATCCAGAGCTGAACTGTTGGAGGAAGCGGATATCCTTATTATTGACGAAATCAGTATGTGCCGGTTTGATCTGTTCAATATGATTGCGAAGACGATCATCACAGAAAATGAAGAGAGAGCGGTTGACAGGCTTTTGAGCGGAGAGGATAAAGAAGACGTTCAACTGATCGTAATCGGGGATTTCTACCAGCTTCCACCAGTTATCACGACAGATGATCGTAAAATCCTCTGCCGGATGTATGGATCTGATTATGGAAAGGGTGGAAAGTACGAACACGGATATGCTTTCATGTCTGAATACTGGAAAGAAATGGGGTTTGAATATATCAAACTTGATGAGGTATGCAGGCAGAATGATGAGGGATTTAAGTATGTGCTGAATGATATTAAATATGGCAACAATATTAGAAAATCCATTGCATATCTGGAGAATAACGAATCAGACAAGGTTATACCAGAAGCACCATTCCTGGTTGGAACAAATGCTGAAGCTGATCGGATTAATAATACTTTCCTCGGGAAATTGGATAAAAAGACCGAAAAAGTGTTCCATGCAGCAGTTGACGGGGATCTGACATCTGCTGATATCAAGAACATTGCATTTGCCAGAGAGGACTTAATTCTTAACATCGGTGCAAAAGTGATGATTACAGTCAATGATCTGTCCGGAAATTACGTAAACGGAACAATCGGTATTATCCAGAAAATTGTGGATAACGGAGAATTTGAAGAATCCTATCTGGTTATCAAGACTGATAAGGGCAAAACAGTTAACTTGTACAGATACAGTAAAGACATTGAAAAACAGGTCATTGAGGAAACTGAACAGGAAAAAGATGGACAGAAGATCGTAAAAGAAAAGATAGTCCGTAAGAAAGCTGGTTCTTTCTCTCAGTTTCCGGTAAAGCTCGCCTGGGCTATCAGTATTCATAAATCACAGGGTCAGACATTTGAAAAGATTAATATTGATCCTTGTTGTTGGGATCCTGGACAGTTCTATGTAGCTGTTTCCCGGGCGAAATCCGCTAATGGCATACATTTTATCAGACCGATAAAACAGAGCTATATAAAGGCGTTTAGCAAAGATAACGAGCGACTTCTTGAACAGAGTTTTGAGGTAGAAGAAGGTGTATAAGTATGAGAGTGACGCATGAGCAGATACCGAACACCATAAAGTTTTTACAAATCGACTTTCCGGCACTGGTCCTTCAAACTGCCGGAATAGAAGAAAGGGACGAATACTGGCAGCAGGTAGTTGAGCAGATACACGTTGTATCAGACAAATATAATAAAAACGGCTTTGTGGATCATATGCTTACAGCCTATGCGGATTATCTGGACAAGATGCATAAGAAAGCTAAAAATCTGAACAAGGAGAAAACCAATGAACAAGATGAGGGAGTATGAGCGAGGGAGAGAGGACGGTCTTGACCTGGCGCTCAGAATCGTTAGAGACGGCGGTATAGAAGCACTTGAGAGGGAAATAAAATTTAGAGGCATTACAGGAGTACATACCTCTTTGGCCAGTAAAGACCTGGATAAAGCTGCACAGAAGATCAAAGAAATGACACTTGATACATTTACAATCCTTGGAATTGCCGTTTTGCATGATGATTTCGGATTTGGACAGAAACGCTGCCAGAAGTTTATGGACGGCATGGAAAGGGGGGGGCTGATTATCTGATGGATGATATGGCAACCTGGGAAGATTATAGAAGATCAATCAAAGAGGAACTGAATCTTGATTTGAGATTCCGCATTAACGATTAAGCGAGGTGCTATTGATGGGGAAATACAATACAGAGCGCAAACACAAAGAGGGACAGGAGATGTATAAAGCGGTATATCACTTTATCTTGAAATATTACCGTAAACACCGCTATATGCCATCCACAAGAAATATTGCAGATGGATTAGATATTTCAATGGCTACTGCAAGAAAACACTTTAATTTGCTTTTGGACAATGAATTACTTGTTAGCGAGGATCCGACAGAGCAGAGGGCGTATAGATTGAGTTATTCAAAGGTAGAGACCGATTAATCATGTACCAACTGCACAATAGCGCGCCAGTTGCTTACATGGGGAAAGTGAGGAAAATGAAAAAGATATTAGACGCATGTTGCGGAAGCCGAATGTTTTGGTTTGATAAGGAGAATCCAGATGTACTGTTTGCAGACAATCGAGAGGTTCGTACAACGCTGTGTGACGGAAGAGAACTTTTAATAAAGCCTGATATAAACATGGATTTCAGAAATATGCCGTTTGATGACGAAACATTCAAAATTGTAGTTTTTGACCCACCACATTTGATTAATGCAGGAAGCAGTTCATGGCTTGCTAAAAAATACGGAATCCTTCCAAAAGATTGGAAACCATATTTGAAAGCCGGATTTGATGAATGCATGAGAGTGTTAGAAAATGATGGAATTTTAGTTTTTAAATGGAGCGATGAGCAACTTTTATTTTCAGAAGTATTGAAATGCTTTGGTACTAAACCGCTGTTAGGAGATAAACGTGGGAAGACCAGATGGGTGATTTTTATGAAGTAGGAGGATACAAAATGAGAAAGTACACAATAAATCTTCCAAGAGGACTGGAAGTAGATATTTTTAATTTACCAGAGGATTTCAAAGAACAGGTTGAAGAAACATTCAAAGAGTATACATCTGGAATAGCAAAAGCGTATATGTACGCTGACAAGTTATGATTCATTGACCGTTGCGTAGAATGCCTGAACGGTAATGAGGATTCAGATAAGGTTGTAAATTCACTGGTTGAAGAAGCGATGATTGCCGAATGGAGAAATAATGGTGAAATTATTGAGGAAGATGATATATACAGTTTTGAATTTATGGAAGATTGCTACAAGAAAGGCAAGGAAGATGCAAAACTGAACTCTCATTTCGGAACTGACGATCATCACATTTACGATCAGATTCAGAAAGTTCTGGTGCAGGTAATTACAATTGTGATGAATTATGAAGATAAGGAGGACGCAAAATGTTAATCAGAAGTCAGGATAAAACAATAATAGTAAATATTGATAATGCTTTCAGTATTGCAATTCGAGACATTAATGGAGCGGCATCAATATATGTCGGAAGTCAAGGCGGTTGTTGCATTATCGCTGAATATTCCACCAAAGCAAAAGCCATGAAAGTACTGGACATGATTCAGGAAGCCTATGGAGATTCGGAATACACAAAATATGTAATTCCAGAAGTATGTAGGATATTAAGTATGCAGCCAAAAACGGAAGAAAGCAAAGCACATGCAGGAGAACTTGGAGAAATGCTCAAAAAAGGAATGACGTTCCAGATGCCAGAAGATGGGAGCGTGATTGTAAAGGTGGTGGAGCTGAATGAGAGAAATTCTTTTCAAGGGAAAACGGATTGATAACGGCGAATGGGTTGAGGGATATTATACGGAAAGCAAGGGCAAGACATTCATTGGAATTGATATATCCATTGGCATTGATGATATATTTGAGGTTTTTTGTACTCCTGTAATTAGGTGGCTTGAAGTCGATCCAGAAACCCTCTGCCAGTTCACGGGGGAGACTGACAAGAACGGTAAGAGGATCTGGGAGAACAATGTTGTTTGGCTTGTTTATAATGGTGAAGAACATATTTATCAGATAGTTTGGGATAACTCTGAATTAGATTTTAAAGCGACCAATGGTGAAGAAAATTACGGATCGAATTTTGAATATTTACTATGTTGCGATGAAATTGAAGTTATTGGAAACATTTTTGATAATCCAGAATTATTACAGGAGAACCATGAAAGAGCAGATAGAACTCATTGACTATCTAAAAAGCATAGAACAGCCAAAAGCAAAATTTTCGTGTGAAGATTGCTATTGCAAAGAATGTCTGTACTGGTGGTCTTCCAGGTGCCCTTATGGGATATGTTGGGACGATCACCGGGCAGAAGTTAATCCATACAACAAGGCATTTCCAGATAATCCACCAAGAACAGCTTGGAGCAACTGGAACAAACGCGGCGAACAGGAACATTGGTGCAGAGGCGGAGTATTTTATCCAGAACGGAAATGCAAGCATTACGTCAAATACGAAGGTCAGACCATTGAAGAATGTGTGGATGCAAATATAGCAGTATTCCAAGATGGATATGTGCAATGCAGTTTAAAAGAAGCAATAGGCTGTGATGCCTGTATTGCTCGAGCAGAAGGGCAGAAGATAAATGAATACGCTTGTGAATACATGACCGATACAGGCTGCGAGCGAATGTTCACAGCAAAGAGCATGATTCTGGATGCGATTCCGGCGGGCGAAGACATAGAACTTTGCACAGAACAGTGCTGTATCGGTTGTAATAGGACGTGTGGATATAGATGCGGTCAAGGAATAGCAAAGAGAAAATAACGATAAGGAGAGACGAAATAGATGATTAATTTAACAGGAAAAAGCGTGTTTGTAAAGACACAGGAAGAATATTTGAGTGTTTTGAAAATGGCAAAGCTTCAGGGATTCACATGGGTGAGAGAAAACCATTTAAATCCTATCGAAATTCCACTTCCAAACATATTGATTTTTTACGATAGTAAAAACGTTACTTACAGAGATTTTGAAAAGGCATTGTATGAAGCGCCCGAAATCGTCGAAGATGAAGAAAAAATCAAAGATGCAGTAAGCCTTGTCAGAACATTTGCTAAAAACCCAGACAGAACAGCATTGACGGAATCATTTATTGAGTCCTTGAAGTTAATTGCAGATACTATAGAAAGTCAGATGGAAGAGGTGAAGTAGATGACCGATGAAATCTTCAATCTCATGGAATGTTTCCCAGGGAGCTACATAAACAGATTGGGAGAAATAATTCTTTCCGAAAAAGGAAATGTATATTTCACAGCAAAGAATTGCACCGATAAAGAAGATATTATCTGCAAGCTGCTTGAATGGTGTTCAAGACCAATGGCAAAAGGAGAACCATACAGTTCACCTAAAAGGAACAATGAATGGAGAGAACAACTGATATCAAGCCTTAACAGATATCTGGGTACAAACTTTAACCAAGAGGATATGTACTGGATTTACGATCAACTCGGAAATGCTGTAAATCATAAACTGACGCTGAGATTTATCAGAAGTGATTTTAATTTGAAAATCATATATCAAGAAGTAAAAGAGGTGAAGTAGATGGAGAGATTAACAAAATGGGAAGATGGTAATATCACATATAACGAAAAACGAGAGTTTGAGTGTGATGAATATTGCGATAGTTGCTCACAGGGTGTAGGAAATTGCAAAACAGTAGAGAATATGATTAAAAAGCTTGCCACTTATGAAGATTTAGAAGAACAGGGTTTGCTTGTGAGATTACCGTGCAAGGTTGGAACAGAAGTATATTACATCTTAGGCATTCCAAATAAGACGCCATGTGCAATCGACAAGTGCGTATTTAAGTTGTCGGATATAGATAAAATCGGTGAATCATTATTCCTCACCCACAAAGAAACTGAGAAGAAGTTGGAGGAACTCAAAAATGAAATTTAAAGAATTCACAAATTGGTGTAATGAAAGAGCATGTGATGGATGCTGGGGAATGCTAGAAGCAATAGCGTGTATTAATTTAATAAATGAGGTTATGAAAATCCAATTTTGGAAAAGAGAAAAATTCTGGAAAGAAAATTACGAGCAGCAGGTATTGGAAGAGATTATTAATCCAATAGAGAATAAGTTGGAGGAGATGAAGAAATGAAAGTAAAAGATGTGATAAAGGCAACAGAAATAGAAGGACCTGGGGTAGATATATGTATTAACAAAGTTTTGAATTTTCGCCTCTATGCTTACAATAATGGTAAAGTTGCATGGATGAAACTTCCACAAGACATAGAAAAAAGAATATTAAATTTGAATGTTGATTCTTATAAAATAACATCTTATTCAAAAGAATCAGTTTATGTAAGCATTGAGACAACAGACATAAACAAAGACGGGGTATTTATTCGAAATTAGCAAATTAGAGAGAATCAGAAAGGATGAAGAAAAATGATTGATAGTTTAATAGCATTTACATTCGGAATAATATTCGGGTCATTTGGCACTATTTTCTTGGTTGCACATTTTGGCAGCAAGCGTAAATAGCAATGAAAAGGAGTGATGATATGCGTACCAGGCAAAAGTCACTTGTTGATTTCGGCGTATATCCAGAAGATATTAACCGTTTAAAGGATATATGCCAGAAAGCTACACCAGAGCAGAGACACGATATTTTACACTGCTGCATAAGCTCTTGCCCGCCGGGGATTGAACTTTTGGTGTATGAATCTATTGTAACAAACAAATCCTATGACCGTATCATGAAAACGAAATACATACCGGCAAAGCGAGACGATTTCTACGCATACAAGCGCAAGGCAATGGCTATGTTTTATGATACTCTAAGAAAACTAAGAGAAATATAATACTACAATTAATATTAAAATGTGGGGACAAATTTTTCTGCCATGTATGGTAATATAGTATATATCTATGACTATATGCCATATGTGGCAGTTTTTTGTTTGGAGGTGAGAACGTGGGAATGCCAATGGGAAAACCACCCATGTATAAAACGGTGGATGAAATTGAAAAAAAAATCGAAAAATATTTTGAGTATTGTAAAGGATATCCTTTAACTGATAGCAAAGGCAAACAAATGTTTAATAAATTCGGGTCTCCCGTTTTTGTAGACGTTCACCCTCCGACCGTTACAGGACTTGCTCTGGCCCTTGGATTTACAAGCAGACAGGCTCTTTTAAACTATCAAGCAAAACCAGAGTTTGTTGACACGATTACGCGCGCGAAAGCAAGAGTAGAACAGTATGCAGAAGAACGACTGTTTGATCGTGATGGTTCCAATGGTGCTCAGTTTAGTCTTAGAAACAACTTCAAGGGTTGGGACGCTGACAAGAAAAATGATGATTTCGGAGACGGAAAGATTACGATTGTGAACAATATTCCAAGACCGGAGAAACAGGATGGAAAGTAACGCTATCAAATTGAATGAGATTGTGGCACCAGCATTTTACAATGTGTTTTGGGATATTTTAGATGGTAAACACACTTACTATGATCTGTACGGTGGACGTGGATCCACAAAATCATCTTTTGTAGGCGGCATGATTCCGTTTCAGATGATGCAGGATGCAGAGAATGGCTTAATGTCAAATGCTGTAATCTTTCGGAAAGTCGGTAATACGCTCAGAGAATCTGTGTATGAACAGATCGCATGGGGAATTGATGCGCTTGGAGCAAGTGATTTATGGGCTGACAGTTTAAGTCCTATGCAATATGTGTATAAGCCAACAGGACAAAAGATCATATTCAGAGGACTGGATAAAGCTAAGAAAACAAAGTCCATAAAAGTAAAAAAAGGATATTTCAAGTACCTTTGGTTTGAGGAGCTTGATGAGTTTGCCGGAATTGAAGAAATCCGTACAGTTCAACAGTCTGTACTTCGTGGTGGAAGCAAATTTGAAGTATTTAAGACATTTAATCCACCGATCAGCCGGAGCAACTGGGCGAACGTGTATGTGGAGGAACCGAGAGTTGACAGCTACAGACACAAGAGCGATTATAGATCAGTTCCTGTTGAATGGCTTGGTCAGCAATTTATTGATGATGCAGAGCATCTGAAGAAAACAAATCAGAGAGCTTACGACCATGAATATCTCGGTCTTCCTGTTGGACTTGGAACAAATATTTTCGAACTGTTAGAAATTCGAAAAATTACAGATGAAGAGATTCAGAGCTTTCAAAGTATCTACCAGGGACAGGACTGGGGGTGGTATCCAGATCCTAAAGCATTTCTCCGTGTAGCTTATGTTCCTAATCAGGAAAAAGTTTTTTTATTAGACGAACTTGGAGGCTCCAAGATAAGAAACAAGGAAATGGCTAACCAGATAAAGAAAAAAGGATATGATGATTATTCAATATCTTGCGGAGTTGATGAAGAAGAAAGCATTATTGACTTCCGAGATGCAGGGCTTCCAGCACGTAGGGCCATTGTTACACCGGGAAGCCGCAAATATACTTTTGAGTGGTTACAGTGCCGAACATTAGTCATTGATCCGGCACGAACGCCTAGAGCATACAAGGAAATTATCAATTATGAGCATGAAGTAGATAGCAATGGAGAAGTGATTGCAGATTATCCAGATGGCAACGATCACTGGATAGATTCTCTCAGATACGCAACCAGTCCATTGTCGATGAGAAGGGGGCACAGTGCATAAAATGTTAGATAGGTACTTTTCAGATAAAATAAATAAATTCTTAAGCGTCGGTTTAAAAATATATGGATCATCTGACATTAACGAAATCTTAAAAGTTGTAGAATATGAAGACATTATTGTGCGAGATACTTCTGTAAGATGGATGGATTTTAAAAGGTAGATTAAATGGGACTTATAACAACGCTAAAAAGGTGGTTTAACATGATATTCAAAAAGAAAGCCGAAGAGGACTTTAACATCCAGGCGGCAGAATTTCCAGAAATGGAATCACTGATTAATAAATGTGCGAACATATATCGAGGCGTTCCATACTGGCTAGATGATAAGAATAATATCAAGACGATTAATTTTGCTAAATCCGTGTGTTCCGAGACTGCCAGACTCGCAACATTGGCGATCGGCATTCAGATTGACGGCTCTGCAAGGGCTACGTGGCTACAGGAGCAGATAGACAAGGTATATTTCCAAATCCGGCACTGGGTAGAATATGGATGTGCTTACGGAACAGTTTTTATCAAGCCAAACGGTGAGAGCCTTGACATATTTACTCCAGCAGACGTGATGATTGTAGATTACGACAATCAAGAAATTAAAGGGATTATATTCAAGGATTCTTACACTGTTGGACGGAAATACTACACAAGGCTCGAATATCATAGATTTGTCGAGACCACCGTGGACGGAGTGACAACCTATCCGTACTATGTATCAAACAGGGCTTATGTATCGAAATCCCCTCAGAGCATCGGTGATAAGATTGACCTTAAACAGACTAAATGGGCTGATCTTATGGCAGATACACCGCCGATTCTCAAAGCAAACGGTGAGAAACTGGACGGACCATTGTACGGAGTACTGCGGACACCGCAGGCTAACAATGTGGATATTAGCACGCCACTGGGACTTCCGATATTTGCGGAAGCTATAGAAGAATTAAAAGACCTGGACATTGCATACAGCCGAAATGCAAAAGAAATTCTTGATTCTAAACGAACTGTTCTGGCAGATGACAGATTGTTGATGCCGAGTGGTTCACCTGTCTCCGCTATGACACCGCAGGCCATGGAGCACAGATGCAAAGAAATGAACTTGCCGGATTATGTGAAAAACGTATTCGGACAGGACGAGAAAGAATTTTACCAGGAAATCAATCCAATTCTCAACACAGATACCCGTATAAGTGGCATAAACGCCATTTTAAGCCAGTTGGGGTACAAGATTGGATTCTCCAATGGGTACTTTGTTTTCAACGAATCTAGTGGCATTCAGACAGCCACAGGAGTAGAAGCGGAACAGCAGAGGACAGTCCAATTCATCAAAGACGTGAGGGATAAGTTGGAATCTTGTCTGGACGAAGTTATTTACGCATTGAACGTTTACGCTGACCTGTACGGACTTGCACCTGTCGGAGCTTATGAAGTCAATTATGATTTTGGAGACATCCTCTATGTCAGAGAAAACGACCGTGCAAGATGGTGGCAGTATGTTACTACGAATAAAGTACCGGCATGGTTGTATTTTGTAAAATTCGAGGGAATGACTGAGGAAGAAGCGAAAGCAATGGTCAAAGAAGCTCAGCCAGACGAGCCAAAATTGTTTGGAGATGAATAGTTATGTTAAGACCAGAATATTTACGGCAAATTACAGAGGGCAGTGAACAGATAGCAGAAGAACTGCATCAGTACATCATCTCTGAGATCGTGTCGAGAATGATGGCAAGAATTGGCAGAGGTGAAGATTATATTCTGACTAATGCCGATGCGTGGAGAATCAGAACGCTACAGGAATCTGGTGAACTGTTAGAAGACATTCTGGCAGAATTATCCAAATACACAAAACGTGAACAGCAGGAACTTCTTGAAGCGTTTGAAGATGCTGGAATCACTGCAATGAACTATGATGATAAGATATACAAGGCGGCAGGATTAAGCCCTGTACCGCTCGAACAGTCGCCAGCTATGATAAGACTCATGGAGCGAAATATGCTTGCGACTATGGGAGAGTGGAAGAACTTCACAAGAACAACCGCAAGTGCCGCTCAAAGGCTATATATCGAGCAATGTGACCTTGCCTATAATCATGTAATGACTGGGGCGGTGGGGTATACGCAAGCCATCAAGGAAGCAGTTAATAACGTTGTATCAGATGGTGTCACTGTCACATATCCATCTGGCAGAAAAGACACGATTGAAACAGCAGTAGCACGTTCTGTCAGAACTGGCGTGGCTCAGGCTACTGGAGATATATCCCTCAAACGCATGGAAGAAATGGGCTGGGATTTAGTTCTGGTCAGTGCTCACATGGGAGCCAGAACAGGTGACGGCGGGCAGAATCCAGGTAATCACTCATGGTGGCAAGGCAAGATATACTCTCGTTCTGGGAAGAGTAAGAAGTTTCCACCGTTCTCGTTGACCGGATATGGAACAGCAAGTGGACTGTCAGGAGTCAACTGCCGGCATAGTTTCGGAGCCAGCGATGGAGAATTTAATCCCTATACAGAACTATTAGCACAGGACAAAGCCAACAAGGGAAAACAGTACGAAAAGGAACAACGACAACGTACTTATGAACGAAGAATCCGCAAAACGAAGCGAGAAGTCCTTGGAATGCAAACGGCGGTTGACAACTGCAAGGACGAACAGACGAGATTTGCACTCCAGCAAGACCTTGACCGGAAGTCTTATCTTTTGCAGAAACAAAATGCTGCATATAAGGACTACTGCAAGCAGAATGACCTAAGAGAGCTGCAAGACCGACTTATGATAGCAAAGTGGAATCGCCAGAATGCCGCAAAAGCCAGAGGAGCGGCAAAGAGATACAAAACAGCAAAGGGGATTGACTGATGGACAGATGGGAATATTATAATCCAAATCCTGTTAAGGATAAGAGAACAGGAGATTGCGTTGTCCGAGCAATATGCAAAGCAACTGGCTTCGACTGGGAAACGGTATTCGCCGGATTAATGATACAGGCATGTGCTCTGTCAGATATGCCAAGCGCTAATTATGTATGGGGATCATATTTGGCAAGGCATGGATATCACAGAAAGCTTGTGGAGCAGTCAGAGAGGTATATTTATACAGTCAATGATTTCTGCGCAGATCATCCTACTGGTGCATACATCCTTTGCATAGATGGCCATGTGGTGACGGTACAAGACGGAAAATATTATGATACATGGGATAGCGGTAATGAGGTCCCGGTATATTACTGGGAAAGGAGCTTATAAAAATGAGCATACAGGAATTTATCCAATTTTTTCTTTCAATTTGTGGAGGGGTATCAATTGTTGGAGGGGCAGCAGCTGTTATTTTTAAATGGATTGCTCCGGCATTCAGGCTTAATAAGCGAGTGGAGACACTGGAAGAACATGATAAGCGAGATTACGAGAGTCTTCAGAGGATTGCGGAACGTGATTCATTGATTCTGGAAGTGTTATCAACCATGCTGGATAGTCAGATCAGTGGGAATAATGTGGAAGAATTAAAAAAAACAAAACAGAAGCTTACAAATTATCTTGCACAGAATCAGCGTTAATTGCATTAATAAGAGGTATTCTCATGAAATTATATGTGTTCACAAAGAAAGATATAGACAGATTCTTAGTAGAGTGTAATTTTACACCGGATGAAGAAAGATTGTTCCGGTTGAGATGTAAAGAATACACGCTTGAATACTGTGCTGAACAGATGAATGTGAGCATATCTACCGTAAAGAGATTAAGCAGAAGAGTAAACAGTAAGATTATAAAAGTATGCTAAAAGGAGAGGCAATTTACCCCTCCTTCTTTTTATACAAAATCTTCTTTTACAGCTCTTTCAAGCAATAAAATCACGTATTCTGGTGGGTTTCTTTTACCACCTTCCCAATTTTCAATTGTCCTTTTGGGAATTTTGTATTTATCGGAAAAAGCCTGTTGGCTTAATCCGGAAAATGAACGAATTTCTTTAAACTTCATTCTTCTTCCTCCTCTTCGCCATCTTTTAACGCGTCCAATCTTTCCTGGTTTATTCGATTCATTTCAGCAATCATAAATTTGATTGCTTCCACAAATTTTTCACCTTTTGGGCTGTCCACTTTTGCGTACATGTAGCCCGCACTGTTTACGGAAAAAATCGTATCTTTTACTTTGGCAAATTCTCCATATTTCCCTTCACTGGTTCCAATAGTCCAATATTTGCCACCATCAACAGGAATACTCAACCATCCCTGCTCGTTAGGCGCTAGACAAGCTTGAACTTTTTCTACAGCCTTATGACCATATCTGTAAATCTCATTCTGTCCGGCGTTAATATAACGATAATCCTTATACATCTTTTTACTCCTCCTTAATTTTACGTCTTCCTTGTTTCTGATATTATAATATCACTCAATGGGTGATATGTCAATACTTTTTTGATACTTTTTCGAACTTCTTAGATTGATATATCTGTGCAAAAATATAATCAGAAAGGCGGTGTATAAGATGGCATTATATAACAATCCTTATCAATATAGTTTTGGCGTTCCGGGGCAGATGAATCAGTTCCAGCAACAGCCTGTCCAGATGCCAGCTCAACCAGTACAGCAACCACAGCAGAATAACAATGGTATCCTGTGGGTTTCCGGCGAAGTAGGCGCAAAATCCTATCTGGTAGCACCCGGGACAAGCGTTTTACTGATGGATTCAGAGAGTGAAAAGTTCTATATAAAATCTACAGACGTTTCCGGTATGCCGCAGCCACTGCGGACGTTTGAGTATCATGAAGTAGGCACTCAGATGCCGCCTAAACAGCCTGCTCAGAACATGGACAGTAAGTACGTCACCAGACAGGAATATGACGATTTAAAGGGCAAATACGAAGCTATCATAAACCGATTAAATTCTTTTTCTGAGCCTGTTAGGGCTAATACCGAACAAGAATCAGCAGTCAAGGGAGGAAACGCAGATGAGTAATCCATTATTTAACGTACTTGGCGGCGGGATGCCGCAGGGAAACGGACCAATGCAGATGATACAGCAATTCATGCAATTTAAACAGAATTACAAAGGGAACCCAAAAGAAGAAGTCCAGAAAATGCTTCAGTCTGGAAAGATTTCTCAACAGCAACTTAATCAGGTTCAGCAGATGGCAGGACAATTCCAGCACATGTTGAAAGGAATGAAATAGTACATTGCAATCTGGCCAGATTGATGTAAATACACAAAAAGGAGATTATATTATGGATGGAAATTATAGCTTAGCAGATATTGCCGCTGCTACTGGAAACGGTAGAAATAATGACGGCATGTTTGGTGGAGATGGCAGCTGGTGGATTATTGTTTTATTCATTTTTGCTTTCTTCGGATGGGGAAACAACGGATGGGGCAATAATGGAAACGGCGGAGGATATGTAGCTACAGCAGCTACTCAGGCAGATATTCAGAGAGAATTTGATAATTCCGCTGTGATTAGCAAACTTGACGGAATCAACAATGGTCTCTGTGATGGCTTCTATGCCATGAATAATGGTATGCTTACCGGATTTAACGGAATCAACACCAACATCATGCAGACTGGCTTCGGCATCCAGCAGGCTATTAACGCTGACACTGTAGCAAATATGCAGAATACCAATGCACTCCAGGCACAGCTTGCAAACTGCTGCTGTGAAACCAGAGAAGCAATCCAGGGCATAAACTATAACATGGCACAGAATACCTGTGCATTGCAGAACACCATGAATAGCAACACAAGAGACATTATTGACAGCCAGAACGCTGGGACAAGAGCCATTCTTGACTATCTTTGCAATGAAAAGATTTCTAACCTGCAGGCTGAAAACAATGACCTCAGACGTGCTGCATCTCAGGATCGTCAGTCTGCATTGCTTACAACTGCAATGGCTTCTCAGACGCAGCAGCTTATTAATGCGATTAATCCAGCACCGATTCCGGCTTACCAGGTACCGAACCCGAACACATATTACGGATGCGGATGCAATGCTGGATGCAATTGCTGATAACTTCATATCGAGAGTATCTTTCGATTAAATTCGGATGTCGGCTTATGCCGTATTACACAGAGGGGCAGGCCAAAAACCTGCCCTTTTGTGATATGAAAGGAGTATTTTTATGGCAGAATTTACAAATGTAGCTGCTCAGACTGTAGCAGCAAATGGAAACGTAGTATTTTCAAACACAGCAGTCAAAGGTTCTAACTGCATTCAACACAGGGAGGGAAGTGGAATCATTACGCTGAGAGGACTTACTAACCAGTGCAAGGCTAGATTTTTCGTGGACTTCTCTGGTAATATTGCAATTCCAACAGGTGGTACTGTCGGGGCTATCTCTCTGGCTATTGCAATATCTGGTGAGCCGGTTCTTTCTTCTCAGATGATTTCCACGCCGGCAGCAGTAGACCAGTACAACAATGTGTCCTCTGGAATCTATATTGATGTACCTCGCGGATGTTGTGTTAATATCGCAGTAGAGAATACAAGCGATCAGGCTGTTTCTGTTGCGAACGCAAATATTGTCGTGACTAGAGAAGCGTAGGAGGTGTGATTATGAGAGACATTAAAGATTTATGTGCAAGAATTGAAGACGAACTGTCCAAAATCGCAGATAGTGGGCTGACCACTGGAAACTTGGAAATGACATACAAGTTGATTGATATGTACAAAGATATAAAAAATACGCAGTACTGGGACAAAAAGGTGGAGTATTACAACGCCGTCCTTGATGAAATGCGTAGCGGATACAATGACGATTACAGCGAGCGCGGAAGAAAACGTGGCGGCATGGGGAGATACAGCCGCAGTGATGGAAGAATGATGTACCCAGATTATGATCGTGGCACCTCTTACGGTGATGAAAGTCGCGACTACGGAACCGGAAGAGGAAATTATAGCCGATCTGATGGACGAGACACTTACAGTGACTATATGACACAGAAACAGAATTATCGTTCTGGAAAGTCTGAGGACTGCAAGAGGAAGATGCTTGCCGCTCTGGAAGAACATCTTGACGAACTTACTACAGAAATGAGCGATATGTCCAAGGACGCAGAGTGCCGGGAAGAGCGTGATCTTGTTAAAAGATACGTTGAAAAACTGAGAAGTATGCTTTGACTCTTGCAAATGTGGGGACAACTTTTTAAAAAAAATGTGATACTATAATCTTGCAAGGCATGGTGAACCTTGTAGGGCTTGCTGATTAGAAGTTTTTGCTTTCTTTTTCGTTTCATGTCCTCCTTTCTTTGTGAATATGTCCTTAATAGAAACAGATTTGAGCGGAATCTGGAGGTTGAAAAGCGGATGCAATTTCCGGCATATTCATTAGTCGGCTTGACTGAATGGTAACACCTCCTTATAAATGAATCAACATTTCCGTGAAAGTCGGATAGTGGCAGGCATAACACGATAAATACCTTGCTAACCCGGGAATCCGGGTTAATGGAATGTAGCTCAGTTGGAAGAGCGGAGGACGCATAGTCCTTGACACCGCAGGTTCGAGTCCTGCCTTTCCAATTACCTTGCCAGTGGTCTAACTGGCTTAATCCATTTACCTGCGGCGGCAGGTCAATAAACACGACCAGGAGGATATTATGCAGAAACTTATTGACACATTAAAATCATTTGGAATTGAAATCCCGGAGGATAAGCAGGCAGATGTTAAAAAGGCACTCTCTGAGCATTATAAGAATGCTAAGGAAGTTGCAAAAACCCTGTCGAAAGTCGAGGGAGAACGTGATAACTGGAAAGAACGTGCTGAGACAGCAGAAGAAACCTTAAAAGGTTTTGACGGTATCGACCCGGCGAACATTCAGACAGAGCTTGCTGGATGGAAGAAGAAGGCTGAGGACGCAGAGAAGGAATTCAATGCGAAAATCTATGACCGCGATTTCTCAGACGCACTTAAAACAGCACTTGATGATGTTAAATTTTCCAGTGAGGCTGCAAAGAAGTCTGTTATGGCAGACATCAAGGAAGCAGGATTGAAGCTGAAAGACGGTAAAATCCTTGGACTGAATGATTTGATTGAGCAGATGAAGCAGTCTGACGCATCCGCTTTTGTGGATGAATCTCAGCAGCAGGCTCAGCAGAACCAGGCAAGGTTTACTACTCATGTTGGACAGCAGCAGACACCGGGAAACATGACAAAGAAAGATATCGAAGCAATCAAAGACCCGTCCGAGAGACAGGCCGCAATCGCCCAGAATATCCAGTTATTCCAGTGATTTTTTTACACCGACTATACACCAGAGTATAGTTGCTAACCCAATACCTTAACAATTATGGGTAGAAAGGATTTTTATATGGCAGCAAAAGCTAATCTTATTATGAGCAATGATATCCAGGTCACAGCACGTGAGATTGACTTTGTTACCAGATTCGAAAGAAACTGGGAATACTTACGTGAAATCCTTGGTATCATGCGTCCAATCAAAAAGACACCCGGAGCGCTTCTTAAATCAAAATATGCAGAAGGTACATTACAGGATGGAAATGTTGGTGAGGGTGAAGAAATCCCTTACAGCAAATTCACTGTAAAAGAAAAGCCTTATGCAGAAATGAGTATTGAGAAGTACGCAAAGGCTGTATCTATCGAAGCGATCAAGGATCACGGTTATGAGAACGCCGTTCAGATGACCGATGATGAATTCCTTTTCCAACTTCAGACCAATGTTACTGAAAGATTTTATGATTATCTAAAAACAGGTACTCTCTCATTCACGGAAACCACTTTCCAGATGGCTCTGGCAATGGCTAAGGGTCGTGTAGAAAACAAATTCAAACAAATGCACAGAAATGTGACTGGCGTTGTTGGATTTGTCAACATTCTGGATGTGTACGAATATATCGGCGCAGCTGATATCACTATTCAGAACCAGTTCGGTTTCCAGTATATGAAAGACTTCCTGGGATTCAACACAATCTTCCTGTTATCTGAAAGTGAGATTCCGAGAGGAACAGTAATCGCTACACCTGTAGAAAACATCGTTCTTTACTACGTAGATCCGAATGAATCTGACTTTGCGAGAGCTGGTCTGGTATACACCGTTTCCGGCGAAACAAACTTGATCGGATTCCATACACAGGGCAACTACCACACAGCAGTGTCCGAAGCGTTCGCAATCATGGGACTTACTCTCTTTGCGGAGTACATTGACGCTATTGCTGTCGGAACTATCAACGCAACTCAGACGCTTGGAACTCTGACTGTAAACTCTGCGGCAGGAAGTAAGAGTGGAGATACAAAAGTGACTGTCACTCCGACAAAAGCAAGCGCAGGAAATGCATATAAGTACAAAGTTGCATCTTCCGAGACTACTGTAGATTATGGCCAGAATGTGAAGAACTGGACTGCGTGGGATGGAGAAGCTGACATTACCGCAGCAACAGGGCAGGTAATCACAGTGGTTGAATGCGACAGCACATATAAGGCGTTAAGTGCCGGGCATGCGACTGTAACAGCAAAATGATGATTGCAGGAGGTAACTGGCATGGCTTATGCAGATTATGAATTTTACACAACTTCATATTTCGGTTCAGTTGTGCCAGAAACCGACTTTCCACGATTAGCAGAAAGAGCCAGTGGCTTTGTGGACACAATGACATTTGACAGGTTGGTGGACGGACTGCCGACAAACGAACGCTCTCAGAAGCGTATCAAAAAGGCGGTCTGTTCATTGGCTGAATTAATGTATCAGATTGAGCTTGCTGAGAAGAATGCTACCAATGCCGCTGTTAGTGGTACATCAACCACAATCGGGTCCGGTGGTAGCACGACAGGCGTTGTAACCTCTGTATCCTCTGGCAGTGAATCCATCTCCTACGCCACGCCTCAGCAGATTGGAGCGAGTGCAAAGGAATGGAGTGCAGTATATGCCGCCGCCGGGGACGTACAGAAAACGAACGACTTACTTCTTAAGACAGCTTTACCGCTGTTGATGGGAGTAAGGACGGATGATGGAATACCAGTATTGTATGCAGGAGTGTAATTATGGAATTAAAAGAACTCACCAGTAAAGTAATAGAACTGTTGAAGATCGAAAGCCCAGAACAGATTCCAGATTCTTTGATGGAAATTGTACTGAATGGAAAAACGGAATATTTCGACAAATTCTGTAATCTGGTAGAGGACTTGTCTATTGATTGGTTACAGAAGATCTTCCAGTATTACCTTGCCGATAGAAAAGTAAAGATGCAGGATTACACGCCTGTTTCACTGGCAAAATTTGTCGGAAAACTGGTACGGACAGAAAATGAACACACTGTATATGATTTATGTGCCGGAAGTGGTGCGTTGACTATTCAAAAATGGAATCTGAATAATGAATTGAAATTCGTATGTTATGAGTACGATAAAACGGTTATTCCGATTTTGCTTTTCAATTTGGCGGCAAGAAATATTGATGCAGTTGTTGTAAATGGCGATGCATTGCAGGATGAAGTCTTTGCAACTTATCTTGTAAAGAAAGGTGATAAATATTCTTCTGTAAAAAAGATAGAAAATTTTAAGCCAGAAAAGACAGATAGTTGTATTTCAAATCCACCATATAATATGAAGTGGAAGATACCGCCGTTTGCGCAGTTGCAACCTCGCTTTAATGACTGTGAGTTGCCGCCAGAAAGCAATGCAAATTATGCTTTTATTTTGACCGCATTAGATAACTGTAAGGAAAAAGTTTCAATGATTCTTCCGTGTGGGATATTAACTTCAGAACTAAAAAATGAAATAGAAATAAGAAAGTATCTTATTGAGAAGAATCTGATAGAATCAGTTATTTTGTGTCCAGATAAAATGTTTGAAGCTACTTCGATTGCAACTTGCCTTTTGACACTGAACAAGAAAAAAGAGACAACACATATTGCATTTTTAGATATGCGTAAAACTTGCGATGTAGAGCAAAGAGAACAAAATGGACAGTTTGGCGGGGCAAGTCACGAAAATAGAACGTACAAAAAAGCTGTTAATGTTTTTTCTGATGAACAGATGGAAAACGCCATTGATTCTATTATTAATCAGAAAAGCGTTGCCGAATTTTCAAAAAGCGTGCCTTTTCAAACTGTAGTAGAAAACAGATATACTCTTCTCCCAACACGATACCTTGAATTTAAAGAAGAGGATTTCGCGCACAGAGATTATGGAGAAATCATTGACGACTTAAACAGAGTTATCAATGAGAAAAATGGTCTCAAACTGACAATGAATGAAACACTTGCAAAATCAATCGGATTGTATGACATATTCCAGATGTTCAAGCAGTCGGAAGAAACAGCGGATTCCATGAATCAAATGCTTACTTTTACCGGAAAAAAAATCGAAAAAGAAAACTTTATTTCCATGACGAAGAAAGCAGGAGAACTGAAATTTGAAAATGGAAGCAAGAACAACATATCAACTATATTGCTTTCAATTTTACAGATGTGGAAACAACACATAATGTATCTGAACAATGAAGAAAACAGATATTTGATAGAATTGAGAGACGCACTTTTACCAGATTTAATGTCTGGAAAAATTGATTTGTGAGGTGACAATAATGGATATTTCAACATTAGACTCATACGGGGTGAAAGCATGAAATATGTGCGAATAAAACCGACTATAGTTGAAGCTATTCAATGTTTTACTACTCCAGAAAGTATAACTCAAATCGAAAAGTTTGTTGGCGATTCGGTAGAAATTAATAACAACCTTAAATCACCACACATTAAGATTTCTACATATTCTGTTCTATTTAGAGATGGCGAAAGAGTTGATTTGGTAATCATAAATTCCGGAGACTACATATTGCGTGATGAAGAAGGGTATTTCAGCACAATGACAAAAGATGAATTTGAAAAAGAATTTAAGGAGGTATTAGAGTAATGGAAGCATTATTTACAAATGTAACTCTGATTCTGGCAGTAATCAGTGTTTTAGCATTTTGCGTGTCTGTGATTACACAGGTGATTAAAAATGTTGGGTTCCTGTCGAAAATTCCGACAGATGCCTTGGTGCTTGTACTGTCTATCGGTATTACTGTAGCCGCTTTTGTAGCGTATATGCAGTATATCCGCATGACAATATTGTGGTATATGATTTTAGCAGCTATCATGGCTGGGTTTATTGTGGCATTTATTTCCATGTTCGGATGGGAAAAGATTACGGAATTGTGGAAACGAACGTCCAAGGTTGACGTGGATAAGCTGAAAAATAAATGATTAAGGAGAGGGTATCATGTACGAAAAAACGGTGACGATTTTTAATTATTACGAATCAGCCACAACTGGAGATGCGTACTGGTATCCTCATGTTTTATCCGGCGTCGACCTCATTACAGACAAGGGAGCAATACTCAAGAAGTACGGACCAGACGCAACTGACAACGCACAGTTACACATTCGATATACCGTCCAGAACGGTGATATAACCATTACTGATAAAGACGGAAAGATTCTTCCATGGTTGCCGCCTAAAGAGTGGAAGCAGCAGATTAACAACGCTCTGGAGGATACGATTACATTCTCAGATGAATCGTTTTTCTGGGAGGGTGAGTGGACTGGTGGAACGATAACTGACAGTGATTATCGAAATGGATTCTACCAGTACATGAATCAAAATAAAGACAATGTATTCAAAATCACAAGCGTGGGTGGACCGTACAGCCTAATTCCACACTTTGAAATTCTTGGTAAATAGCATGAGCAGAACAAAGCATTTTAAAGGTTTTTCTATCGTTGATGGAGACATGAAAGTTAATCTGAATATGAGTCGTTTTTCAAGGCAGTACCAAGAAGCTCAGTATCTCCTTGACGGAATGGTAATGGACAGCATGATTCCATTTATGCCAATGATTGCATCAAACTTTATTAACCGTACAAGAGCAGAAAGTACATCTTTACAAGGCAGTGGAAAAGTATGTGCGGCGGCGGCTCCATACGGGCGTTTTCTGTATGAGGGAAAAGGAATGGTTGACGAAGCAACCGGAAGTCCCTACGCAAGACGTGGAGCAAAAAAAGTACTTGTTAGTCAGTTTTCTGGTCAGACAGCCGCAAAGGAAAATCTTGAATATACCAAACAGGCGCACCCACGGGCACAGGCAAAATGGTTCGATGCCGCTAAACGACAATACGGCAGTACGTGGATTCGCAAAGTAAAAGCACAGGCAGGAGGTGGACGACATGGCAGATAAGCCTATCGGTAAGGATGCAACCGGATATGAGATTCTGACAGATGCCATGAAAGCACTTCTGAACCAGTATCCGGGACTGTACGATAATGAAACAATCAAATTTGAGGAACTCGGCAAGGAATCAGGAATTGCATTCTCGGCAGACAACGGGGCGTTGGTCTATTCAGAAAAAGAAGATGTTTGCGGAATAATGCACCAAATTTGTCAGTACCCATTTTATGTAGTGTACCGAACAGCATCCGACAAAGAACGGCAGAAGTTATCTGTTCAGAAGTTTCTGGACAATCTCGGTAAATGGATATGTCGAGAACCAGTTATTATAAATGGCTCTGAGACACGCTTAAATGCGTTTCCTAAGCTTTCGCAAGGAAGAGTAATAAAACGTATCACCCGTGATAATTCCTATGGTTTAGAGCCACAGGAGAGTGGCGTACAGGATTGGCTATTGCCATTATCAGTGAGATACGAAAACACTTATGAAGTAATATAACGAGTAACAACCGGCTATCAGTTGGAGATAGTCGCTAACCTACACAGCCTTTTAAAAGTTATAGGCAGAAAGGACATTTCTATGGCAGTTACAGGCAAGATTGACCGTAAATATATGGCCCATTATATCGATGCAGGTTCCCTCTGTGGAGGGCTGACACCGAAATATGAGCGTCTTGGAAAAGATCTGGAAGAGTATAACGTTGAACTCAATCCAGATACCGAAATATCTAAAAACATTCTCGGAGAATCCACATTCAAGCATAACGGCTATGAAGTTTCTTCTGATGCTGATCCGTTCTATGCGGATACCACATCTGACTTGTTCGGAGCATTACAGAAGATTGTAGATGGACGTCTTAAAGACGACAGCCTCAAAACAAAAGCAGTTGAAGTTCATCTCTGGACAGAAGCCACAGCAGGCAAGTATGAAGCATATCAGCAGGATTGTTATGTTGTGCCAACCTCCTACGGTGGTGATACATCCGGCTATCAGATTCCATTTACTGTCAACTATGTTGGCGAACGTGTAAAAGGAAAATTCGATATCAGTTCCGGTACATTCACAGCTGACAGTGAATAAGCACATACACAAGGAGGATATGCTAAATGGCAAAAGTAATTAATACCAAAATTGATGATGGAATTCTCATTTTTACATTCACAAACAATGAAGACGAAGTTTTTTCTTCTTTCAAACTGAACCCGACGGATATCAATGTAGCAGCACGCGCAGAAGAACTGGAGGAGTGCTTTGAACAGTTCAAGGCTTCCGTCCAGAAAGTTACATCTGGTAAAGAAATGGCGGAACTGAATAAACAGATTGAGGATAAAATCAATTATCTCCTTGGATATGAAGCATCCAAGGACCTGTTTAAAGAACCAATTACCGCAACAACTGTATTCGGTAATGGTCAGGTGTTTGCTTATATTGTTTTGGATAAGATCGCAGAAGCAATCGCACCGGAAATTGAAAAGAGAAAGAAGAAAATGCAGACGGCAGTCAATAAGTACGTGGAGAAATATACAAAATGACCGCCTATGAGCTACCCACCTCACTGAACATAAGTGGGGTGGATTTTTCTATCAGAACGGATTTTCGCGCGATTATTGATATTCTCATAGCTATGAATGATCCAGAACTGGACGAGCAGGCGAAAGCAGTTGTTATGTTACAGATTCTGTTTGAGGACTGGCAGAGCATACCGGCTGAGTGCTTGGACGAAGCTTGCCAGAAAGCATCGGAGTTCATCGACTGCGGACAGTTGGACGATAATTCAAACCACCCGAAGCCCCGTTTAATGGACTGGGAACAGGACGGAGATATGATTGTGCCGGCTGTAAACAAGGTTGCCGGAAAAGAAATCAGATCTATACCATATATGCACTGGTGGACGTTTTTCGGATACTTTATGGAATCTGGTGAGTGCCTGTTTAACACAGTTGTTGGAATCCGGTCAAAAAAAGTAAAAGGCGAACGTCTGGATAAATGGGAAAAGAAATTCTATCAAGAAAATAAGAACATTATTGATATAAAAACACGTCTCAGCGAAGAAGAGCAAGCTTATAAAGATAAGCTGAATGAGATGTTGAACCTCAAATAGTTAGGAGGTGGACGCATGGCTGCTGATGGCTCAGTCATTATTGATACCAGAATGGACACATCGGGTGTGCAAAATGGCGTATCAGCTATAAAACAGTCATTTAACAGCCTTGGGAGTGCTGTAAAAAAAATCGGTCTGCTGATTGGTGGGGCTTTTGCTGTTGGTAAATTGGTACAGTTCGGCAAAGAGTGCGTTGCCCTTGGTTCCGACCTCGCAGAAGTTCAGAATGTGGTCGATGTTACATTTACAACCATGTCGGATAAGGTCAATGAATTTGCAAAGAACGCCATGACCTCTGCCGGCCTATCTGAAACTATGGCAAAAAGGTATGTCGGCACGTTCGGCGCAATGTCAAAGTCGTTCGGATTCTCAGAGGCACAGGCTTATGATATGTCAACGGCTCTGACACAGCTGACCGGTGACGTGGCATCATTCTACAACATTAGTCAGGACTTGGCTTACATTAAGCTGAAATCAGTGTTTACGGGTGAAACGGAAACACTCAAGGACCTCGGCGTGGTAATGACTCAGTCGGCCCTCGATCAGTACGCACTGGCTAATGGCTATGGCAAAACTACATCCGAAATGACCGAACAGGAGAAAGTAGCTCTCCGTCTGGCTTTTGTGCAGAAACAGTTATCGGCTGCATCTGGTGACTTCATCCGTACTTCTGACAGCTGGGCGAACCAAGTGCGAGTGATGCAGCTACAGTTGCAGTCTCTCAAGGCAACAGTCGGACAGGGACTGATTAATATTTTCACACCTGTTCTGAAAGTAATTAATATCTTGCTTGGCAAATTGGCAACTCTGGCGAATGCATTTAAGTCATTTACAGAACTCATTACCGGTAAAAAATCTTCCGGTCAGACAAGCGGAAGCGGCGCAGGCCTTGCCGGAACAGACGCGATCGCAGACACGGCGGATGCTTATGGTGACGCGGCGGATAATGCTGAGCAACTTGCAGATGCCACAAACGATAATGCTAAGGCAACGAAAAAGGCAAATAAAGAAACAAAAAATTATCTTTCTTCATTAGACGAAATACACAAAGCTACTTCTACAGATAGTAGCTCTTCCATACCATCTTCATCTGGTGGGAGTGGTGGAGCGTCTGGAGGATTATCTGGTGCAGTAAGCAATGTGGATTACGGAAAACTTGCAGAAGGCGAAACGACAATTGAAAAAATGTCCAAGCCGCTTGACGCCATAATAAAGAAGTTTAAAAAATTAGCCAAATTGCTATCAAAAGGATTCTGGGATGGATTAGGCAATTATGAGCCAATTTTTGATGATATTAAGAAAAATATTAACTCTATCAGGAAATCTTTGCAGAATATATTTACTGATCCAGAAGTAATTGGAGCGGCAAGTGATTTTTTAGATACATTTGCTTATTCCATTGGAAAAGTATCTGGATCTTTTTCAAGGATTGGAATAACAATTGCTCAAAATCTTATTGGAGGAATAGAAAAATTTCTAAAGAAAAACACCAGTAGAATAAAAACATATTTAATTGATATGTTTGATATTGGATCTGAGGTTGCTCAAATCGAAGGAAATTTTTCATCCGCTCTAGCAGAGGTATTTTCTGTATTTGGTGGAGGAGTTGCGCAGCAGATAACAGCCAATATCATAGGGATATTCTCAAATATCTCAATGACTGCTATGGGATTATGTGCAAGACTTGGAAGAGATATGCTGAATATGATCGCACAGCCGTTCATTGATAATAAGGATATATTAAAAAGCGCAGTCGAAGAAACACTTGGGGTTATCGAAACAATAACCGATGGATTATCGACAGTTATTCAAAATCTTTCTGATTTGGTGACCGCATTATACGATGAGCATTTAAAACCTTTTTTCGATTCAATAGCTAATGGACTTTCAACCATTTTTGGAACTTTAATAGATGGATATAACACATATATTCTACCGGTTCTGCAAGGTTTGGCTTCTAAAATAAAAGAGCTTATGGATGGGGAATTGGGAGAAATGTTTGTAAAGGTCCAAACGTTTCTTGGCAAATTAATAGATATCTTAAAAGAGCTTTGGGAAAATATTTTAGTCCCAATAATTAGCTGGATTATATCGAATGCAATTCCAGTAATAGCAGACGTGGCAAATGTAATTGGTAGCACTGTTATAGAAGCAATAAAATCCGTTATTAAAATTATTGGAGATGTATTAGATGTTCTGAGCGGAGTTATTGATTTTCTGAAAGGAGTTTTTACAGGAGATTGGGAACTGGCATGGAACGGAATCAAAGAAATTGCAAGAGGTGTATGGAACCTTATAAAAGATATTATATCTGGAGCCTGGGAAGCTATTAAGGGAATAGTGGAAACCGCATTAACAATAATAAAAAGTATCATTTCTCTTTCTTGGAACGCAATAAAAACAGTTACTGTTACAATATGGAATGCTATAAAAACATGGCTGTCTAATACTTGGGAAGCAATAAAAACTACAGTCTCGACAGTATTTGATGGAATAAAGTCTAAAATTACAAGAATTTGGGATTCTGTATCAGAAAAAACGTCATCTATATGGGAAAGTATAACAACATTTGTTGACAGAAAAGTAAATGCTATTCATGATGCAATCGTTGATAAATTTACAAGTGCCAGAGATACAGTTGTAAGAGTTTTTGAAGGTATACGCGATACTATCAAAGATATATTAAACAAAGTGATCGGAATTGCAAACAGCGCTATTGGAACTGTAAACAGTGCAATCGGCGGCATTGAATCAGCGTTTACATTTGGACCATGGAAGGTTCCAACTCCTTTTGGTTCAAGGACAATTGGATTTACGGCTAATTTCCCAAGAGTTCCTACAATTCCATATCTTGCAAAAGGTGCCGTTATTCCGCCAAGATCAGAGTTTCTGGCAGTACTCGGTGATCAGAAGAACGGACGAAACCTGGAAGCACCGGAAGGTGTTATCCGAGAAATTATTGATGATGCATTTGCAAGGCATCAGCAGGGCAGCAGTGGTAACTTCCGATTTACAGCGCAATTGAACCGCAGAACGATATTTGATGAGATGATTGATGAAGCAAAGTTAAGACGTGATGCAAGCGGTACAAATCCGTTTGAATTGGCGTAGGGGGGTGAGAACGTGTCATTTCCGATAAGTAAATCAATAACTGATAGATATAAGATAAATGGACTTCTCATTCCTCAGCCAGATGAGGACATGCAGTGTAGTTTTGAAACCACCTATTCAGAAGGAAGTAACCGAACTCAAAAAGGAGTTGCATTGATAACTCCACTTTTTACAGTAATCCAATACAGTTATAAGGCAACTAATGTGCCGGTTGACGAGAAATCAACTAATCTGGTAAATGCAATCATAAAAGGAAAACCATTTATTTTATATCATTGGCTGGCGCATAAAAACGAATGGCGATCAGAAAAATTTTATGTTGGAAAAATGCACTACAATATAAGGCATGTTGGAGAGTATTACTCTGAGATATCGTTTAATATGCAGGGGGTGAATCCACTTGATTAATGTATCAAATACTTTTAAAGAAAAGTTGCAGGATGGTGAGCGAGTAATTGAAATCGTGGAGATCACCTTTGCTGACGGAACAACAAAGACACTTGAAAACGAGATTATGATCGGCAATAATGACTTTTCCGATTGTGCGGAGAGTAGCAGCTTCCCGGTCGGCGCTACAGTCTGCAAAACGATGAAACTTGAACTGGACAACACGGAGGATCAGTGGAAAAATTATAATTTCTATCAAGCTAAAGTACATGCCTATTTGAAGCTTCAGACTTCTGTTGCAGAACCAGCTAGTGAATCAATCTGGATGGATGATTTTTACGAGCCAATTCTTGATATTGATGGAAACAGCATAGTCCTTTCCAGAGCCGCATCGGAAGACCGATATGAGACGATTGATAAGGGTGTCTATACAATTACCACGCCAGAGCAATACGGTGAAATATTGAGCTTTACGGCGCTGGATGACATGTATAAAACCAATGCTAAATATTATAGTGCTCTGACGCTTCCACAGCCGATTATGGCGCTGGTAAGAGACGCTTGCGAGAGTTTGAATATCCCTATGGGGTTTTCCTCTATGACACATGGAAATGTAATTGTCACAGCGCTCCCAGATAATATGACATTCCGCCAATTGATCGGTTGGGCGGCAATGTTGGAGACAGCAAACGCCAGGATTGACAATAGAGGGTATTTGCAATTTATTAAGTGGAATTTTGGAGCTGTCGAAAACGGATCCTTGGTTCCATTTAAATTAGAGGATTACGTGAGTAGCCCTACACTTTCCAGTGATGATATTGTAATTACTGGTATCAGAGTAAAAAACAAAGAATCTGAATCCCTGTTTGGAACTGCTGGATATGTGTTGGAGTTAGAAAACAATCTTCTGTTTGACAGTGACCTTGGAACTGTAGCGGCATGGATTGGCGGTAATCTGGTCGGGGCCAGATTCCGAAATCTGCAAGGGGATCTGATTTATAATCCTCTGTTAGAGTTTGGCGACATGGCATATAGCTTTGATCGGAACGGAAATAAATATCTTACACCGATTACTGATGTATCATCTCCGTTAAATGGCATTACCACTGTAAAAACGCAGGCAGATGATCCCATCCGAAATAGCAGCACATATATGTCGGAAGCTACAAAAGCACTGGTAGAAGCTAGACAACTTGTTAAGGATGAACGCACAGAGCGCGAAAAAGCCGTTGAAAGGCTTAATAATACGCTTAAAACTTCTGGTGGTTTATACATGACTGTAGAGCCACAGGATGATGGTAGCAATATCTATTATGCGCACAATAAGCCTACACTGGAAGAATCTGATATTGTATGGAAGTTTACGGCAGAAGCAATCGGCATTTCCATGGATGGAGGAAAGACATATCCTTATGGATTAAATATTAATGGAGAGCTTATTGCAAGGCTTCTGTATGCAGAGGGAATCAATGCAAGTTATATTAATGCCGGCGCGTTAGTCGTTCGTGACACAAACGGAAAGATTATTTTCTCAGCCGATATTGATAATAACCAGATTGTAATTGACGGCGCATCCGTGCGAATCGGTGCATCACCTTTGGACGGACTGTTAAACAGTATGCAAGGTCAGATTGACGGAAATATCAATACCTGGACCGGGACTCCTGCACCTACACTTAGCAATTACCCGGCAAACGAGTGGCTAACTGATACAGAAATGAGTAAGCATGTAGGTGATCTGTATTATGATGGAGACAGCCATGCTTACAGATTCCGCAATGATGGAAAAGGGTATTACTGGGAAAGATTAAAAGATACGGACGTAACAAAAGCATTACAGGATTCCGAGGATGCTTTAGCGGCAGCTAAATCCGCGCAGGAAGCGGCAGCTCTTGCAAAGAATATGACATTGCAGTTGAGCAACGAATACCAGGGCATTTCTGTTGATTCTGACGGAAATTACGGAACATTTCCCGGCAATGTGAGTACGCAGGCAGTCGTGATGTACGGAACGCAGGATATTACATCTGATTGTAAATTTACAATTATCAAATCAGATAGCGTAACAGGATCCTGGAATAATGCGACCAAGACATACACAGTAACAGCATTATCCACTGACGATGGATGGGTAGACATCAAAGCAACATATATCAGTGTTTTATCAGTAGTTAAAAGATTTTCTCTGGCTAAAATTTATGCCGGGAAAAATGGTACAAATGGTGTTGACGGTCTCCAGGGACCAAAAGGAGACCAAGGCATACCGGGACCACAAGGAGAACAAGGTATTCAAGGCCCACAAGGACCGAGAGGAGAACAAGGAATTCCTGGAACTCCCGGGGCGGATGGTAAAACGCCGTATTTGCATATTAAATATGCTCCGGTAGAAAATCCAACATCTGGACAGATGACAAAGACACCAGATATTTATATTGGTACTTACACAGATTATTTACAGGATGACAGCACGGATCCAGCTGCCTATACCTGGGCGAAATTTCGCGGGGATGATGGACAGCCCGGAAAGAATGGATATACCTGGATTAAATACGCTTCTATGCCAAACGGCGAAGATATGTCAGATAACCCAGATACTGTTCCATGGATTGATACAGATGGGAATACAATATGTGATACTGCAGGAAATCCAATATATCTTGAGCCAGAATATGTTGCGTATATCGGAATTGCAAATAATAAGGAAACGCCAACGGAAAGTGATGATCCGGCTGATTATACATGGACCCGATACAAAGGCGCTGATGGGGAAAACGGTTCTGATGGCAAGGATGGAGCAGACGGAAAAGATGGAAAAACAAGTTATACACACATTGCCTATGCGAATTCTGCGGATGGAAAAACAGATTTCTCTGTGTCGGACAGTAATCGTGAGTATATCGGTATGTATGCGGATTTTACCGAGCAAGATAGTACTAATCCAGATGATTACGCGTGGACACTTGTAAAAGGCGCGAATGGCGCACAAGGAATCCCTGGAAAAGCAGGTGCGGACGGAAAGACGCCATATTTCCACATAGCTTATGCGAATAGTGCTGACGGAAAAACTGGCTTTGATGTAGTTGTCAGTGCCGGAAAGCAGTATATTGGCCAATATACTGATTACGACACGCCGGATGATTCCATTGACCCGACAAAATATAGCTGGACGAAGATAAAGGGTGAACAGGGCGAAAAAGGAGAACAGGGTGTACCTGGCAGGACATATTTTATCGAGCTTTCATCCAATATCCTAAAGCGAGGACAGGATGATAAGATTGTACCAAGTACAATTACGGCAAAAGCTTATTATCGAGATGGTGACAGTGCTACAAGAACAGCATATTCCGGTAGATGGTATGTGCAAACTTCCACGGATGGCTCTACATTTACAAACGCATTGGTTTCAACTGTGAATGAGCCGAGTAAAAGCTATACTGTTAGCTCACTGGATAGAAGCATTGTGTCTGTTAGATTTATCTTGTATGCAGCAGATGGAACTACAAATCAGCTGGATATGCAATCTGTCCCTGTGGTGATAGATGTGGACGCACTTACCCACGAAGAGATATTTAATCTTCTTACAAATAATGGTTCCATGAAAGGAATTTATAAAGAGGGCAACCAGTTATATATTTCGTTCACTTATGCAAAAGGCGGAACGTTGAAGCTTGGCGGTCCGAATAATGGATATGGCACCTTTGAGGTGTATGACGCTAGTGAAAATGTTATTTGCAAAATAAATAATACAGATGGATTTAAAAACATAAAAGGAAACGAATGGGCGCAGATAAAAGAATCTATATTTAGCGCAGGATTTGGAAATATAACTGATGGACTCCTTGATTTATCAGCACAATATGAAAATAAGAGAAATGTTGTCTTGCAATCAATAACCGGTGATTTGATTCTTAAAGTAGCGCAAAATTTTATGATAGAAGGGATGAAATCACTAACAGGTGGTAATCCAATGATGTTTAACCCATCATATTTGTATGTTGGATATTCCTCATCATCCTCCATTCGCTACAAAGTGCTTGGGAAATCCATCAAAGAAGACGAACTGGAAGACCTATACAGAATCAAAGTAATCTGGGCGAAATACAAAGACGGATATTTATCCGAGCAAGATGAGCGATACGGTAAAGAAATGCCGATGTTTATAGCCGAGGACATTGACCGAAGATTTCCATTAGCTGTCGATCATAATGAAAAAGGCAAGGCTGAGAACTGGAACTATCGTATTATGATTCCCTGTATGTTCGCAATGCTGAAAAATGAGCATGAAAAAGTTAAAAATCTACAATCCGAGCTTGATTCCGTGAGAACGGAATTGAATGAATTAAAGCAACTTATCAAACAACATATTTCAATGGAGGTATAAGACTATGGCTAATAATACTTGGAAAAATTACACACAAAAAGATACAGCTTTATTGGATAATG